TTATAATTTGTGGCAAAGCCACTTTTATTTGAAATATTACTTAATTTATGCGTTAAAATGGTACATTGAGTGCCCTTCTTCTATTTGTAGCTCTTCTGCAAATTCTTCTAATGTCATTTTCTTTTGACATAATGCAATTCTGCGTAGAACTAGTTCTCTTGCTTTCCTTTTAAAGTGAGCAAATATTTCACCCCATGGTGCAACCTTGGCTTCTGGAAGTGTCTCTATGAAGCTAAGCACTTTTTCCCAATTGACTCTATTCACAACCTCAAGCTCTGCCTCTCTAACTATTTCTCCCCAATCACCTTGTACTATAACTTCTCTGTCCGGTTTGTTTTCATCTATTTTTCTCAGGAAATATTTTGGCATATCAAAAAGGTGATAAGTGTCGTCTAGCCCAGCCCTATGCATACACAAATGTATACATTTGTCTAAACTTGTGCTCCATTCGTTTGTACCAAGCTCCTTTATTAAACTTGAAATTGTTTTGATTATCCCCAAGTTTTTTGGAGAAAAGAATCCATCATCAGAAAAGTCAAATGCACTTTGAAATTCCTCGGTTGTCTTCTGGATTGCTTCCTCTATAGCATTCTTGTATGTCATATATTTTTTACCTTTCTTTCTGAATGTTACATTGAAGACAGGTTGGGACGCTATCTCTTCAGACTCTTCATCTTCCATTGGCTCTTCGGAGAATGTGTAAGTTCCTCCTTTGGATTCATCATCCCCCTCACAATGGAATATTTGAACAATGTCCATTAATGAACTGTTTTTGACAGTAGTGTAAGTGATGCTCAATAGCGGTCTACAGTGCATCAATTTCTCTATATCAATAACCCCTGCAACCATAGGTGGTCCACTAAAATGTATCATTTTTGTAATCATTGCCCTCCTGACTGTGGCAATTTCATCATCATTTATGCGTAACTTGGTCATTGATTCGTTTATGATATTTTTTGTCTTGATGTCTTCCAATGTGATGGCTTTTGAATCCTCAAAAACATTTATCCCAACAGGACAGACAGGAATCAGATAATTTTGACTTCTATGCTGTATCACTTTGATTTGCTCATTTCTAGCATTGATTTGCTTACCCAGTAATACAACATAATCATATTTATTTCTTCTCCCCTTCTGATAACATATGTACCATTCTCTTGGGTCAACGAATTTCACCTGCCTCATTTTTTCAAACATAAGATTATGTCTTGTATTTAACAATTTTCTAGATTGGTTAGATATCTGGTCATAAGTGTCTTTCTTTATGTATAGGATTGCCTCATCCAATCTATCATCTTCTCCAACTATGGTGATCTTCTTGTTGTAGCCTGTGATTGTCAAATTTATAACTCCTGTGTTCATTCTCTGAGATACTTGCCAGTCATTCCAAGTTATTTTTTCATTTGTTTTAAGGGCATCAAACTTGTTGATATCTTCCTGTGTTAGATCTCCAAGATGGAACAATATTGGCATAAAGTTGATTCTTTGCTCACTTTTGAGAAGAAGATTATACAATTCCTGAACTACTAGTCCCTTATAAGTGTATTCCCTAATTATTCTCCTGACAAAATTGGCTCTAGATGCTCCAGCAATGAACCAATCTGAGAAATGCGCAAGGAGCTTGAAACACTCGCATGCTATGTCTATCTCGACATTCCTCAAGGATGTTATCTCACCTTTATGACTCGAGCTCTCTATTTGTCGCAAAAAGTGAATATTGAACCACTGATCATCCATCAGCAAATTTCCATGCAAAACAGCACAAAAGTCACCAGCTGTGTGGACTTTAATAGGTAATATAAACACTTTTACTTTGTGCTCTGTTGATTTAATGTAGTCATAGCACACCTGATAGAATTTAGTGACTTCTCTCAAATCAAATTTCTTACTGTCGTCATCATTATTCTCATGATATTCCTTGATCCTTTGTTCCATTTTTTCTTTCAGTTTAGTCTTTTTGATGAATGTATCCAAGTGGATAACATCTCTGCTGAGCTCAGCTTGGTCTGCAAAGGCTAGGCTTTCAACTCCATGTATATAAGCTCTAAGTACAACTGCTGGCGAATGCTGCATTAGTCGGAAATTTCTCATCTCAGGCATATAATTGCTCGAGAGACATGTCCTCTCTTGCCCAGTTCCAGTTATCTGCAATATTAATGAGTTTGCAGCTGTTATTATTAAGGGATCATTTGTAATGCAGAAACCATAGATTGTCTTAATGTCTTCATGTGTTAATGGCAAAGATTCTATATCATCGCTAATTTTGCTGAGAGCATCAGCAATTGTCATTCTTCCGCTAATACTGTTGTCTTCTAGATTTTCATCGAAATCGAGGCTGTTTGCAAATCTATCTGCTAACCCTGTATAGTCTATTGTAGGTTTATTTGAAAAGAGAACCTGTTCTATAAATAATTGAACTGGATTCTGTATTGATAGACTTTCCTTAAATTTCTTTGAATTGTAGCGGTAGACAATGGTCTTACAAAACTCTTCTAATGTTTCACCTTTTGTCACAAGAAGCTCAGGCCTTTGGAGGAAGAACTCATATAATTCCTCTGTTTGCTCATTAGATCCAGCCACAAGCTGGTAGTCTCTGTAAGATGTTAATTTTGCTAGTGATCCAATTGTTGTGAACTTCCTAGGGGTTATTAATGATCTGCTTCTCATATCACTTGTTTCTCCAAGCCCATTGTCAATGCTCATCTCAGAGTCTAATGTTACATATCTTAGCATTTTAAGCTTGAATTTTTCAGTGTTGTCGAGCTTCTCAAGATTCCAGCTGTCAATTCGTAGTGTCTGTCCAACAATATCCTCTTTTTTATACATTATGTGTGACATTTTTTGTATCAATCTTGTCAAGAAAGAAACATTCCCACTTTCAAGACCTAGTAGTGCAACAGTTGACAGATCTGCATCAAGATATCCTCCAAGCTCAATTGGAATTTTGAACCTATCTTGTATCCTTAGATTCTTTGCCGGATCATTATTTTGTCCAGGCAACATGTTATAAGTGCTGTATGTAATCCATTGGTTTAAAGCAATACTAACCCATGCTAGTGATGGAGGGCACCCATGCTTGATTGCTGTCTGTGTAGCTGACAATCGACTAGCAAAATCTTCATAAGGTCCAATGTATGCACAGTCTCCTACACAAGTTAATATGAATCTCCCATAAACACTAAATGGCTCCCCATAAATGTTGAATAATGAGACAAACTCTTTTATGAAGTTGGTCAAGTATGTCTTTTTCATGTTTGGTTGATTTCCAAATGTCAGACAAACTTTTGAAAAAGTGTCAATAGAAAAGTGTATTATCACTTCTGGATCAACAACTGACTGTATTATAGCTATAGCTGTCTGATTATCATCAGAATGCACTAGTGAATTGACAAGAGCTTCACCTTTTAACCTCTTTGCAGTGACTTCAAAGATGTCCCTATACAGTGACATAGCACAACTGTGCAAATAAGATGAAGTGTAGTTCAGATTCCCTTGCAACCAATTTCTTTTGATCTCAACCCAATTCCTCTTGAAATCATTTGTCATTTCAACTATGATGTCATTTTCTCTCACAAATCTTTGGTCCAAGATATTATACATCAACTCATCAGGCAAGATCAGTCTCTTTTGCATATAATTGCATAGAAAGTACAAGATTCTCTTCTTTTCGAAAGGATAGAGAATTGGGTCCATTGCAAATAGCCAGAAATACTTATACATCACGTCTTGAGCACTCCACTTTGACATGTCAGCATTTATTTCTATTTTTTGTGCCTTGAGGCCGCTCTCAGCAACTTTCTCAAGAAACTCTGATTCTCTTGTTGCATCCCCTTCATTGGGCTGGAGAGATTTGACATTCTCCACTATGAACCTAATCTCATCCTCTGCCATCTGCTCTAATCTTTTTAACTTCCCATCTCCAGGTTCTGAAATCATTTCTTCAGGATTTAGCTTGCACCTCTCTTTGGAGATTCTTTCAATTCCATACAAACACATTTTTGCTTCAAATTCACCAACAAATATCTCTCTATCTTTTGCAGTTTTTTGGCCCTTATTAAAGTACGCAAAATAAAATTGCTTATGCTTTCGCATGGTGTCCATTATTTCTTCTATTGTAGTTCTGCCCATTTCTCCCTCTTTTATTTTCTCATATAACCTGTCAAACACTTTTGTGGATTGCATGTCCACGTAGTCTGGGACAGCCTTTTTCAAGTCAAGATAATCAGCATGATGAACCTCGTTATTTGTTACTTCTCCTGCAATTAGAGGATTTGCTATTCTTAGGGCAGCCTCAGCCTTCTTTAGAGCCTTTCTTTTCTTTTCGACTATCTGTTTTTTGATATTCTCAAAATCCCCTATCTTTATGCAAGATTTCGAACTTGTAAATGTTGAAATTGTGCTTATGGCTCTCTTGAAGTTGTTTCTTGATTCCACTCTATGCCTAAGATGCTTATGCCTGGAAGTATCTAATATCAAATTCTTAGCTAATGAGTGTATAAGGACATCTAGGTTCACAGTTTGCTTTTCAAATTTATCCCCCCATATTCCTGGTATATTTATCCTTTGATCTTTCTCTATTTCCAATACAGTCTTTGCTAAGTCAATCATCACATGATGCTTCTCATGTAAGCCTTTTGAATTGAAATAAAAAGGCAAATAAACTTGGTTTATGTATTCTTTCAAATTGACATACCCAGGAAACCATATACTCTTGAGTTTCCTCTCAGATCTTACACCCTTTTGTGTTATTTCTATGTCTGACATAAAGACATCTCTCAATTCAACATTATTCTTCTGCTCATTTGCTTCATAGCAGCCTCTTTTAATGAGGTTTGTCATAAATACTGCAAACAAAGTTTTAGTGTAAGGCGAGAATTTCTCAGCCATGTAGTTTTTAACATCTGATGATATAGCTAGTGAGTTCATTATCATGTATCTAGACGGTTCAGTAAGAGATAGCATTGCTTTGGTAATTGACAGTGATGTGTAAAATGCAAAATTCAATATATCTAGCATGGAAACCATATCATTGTCACCTTTGAGAAGCAATGATGTCAACATGAATAAGCCAGGAGCAGAGACAAGTCTTTGACATCTCTCCTTATCTAGACGGATTCCTTTTGATATTGAAATATACTTCCCTCTAGATTTGTATGTTCTATACAAGCATCCCGGGTCTAATACATTAGACTCCTCGTCGTGTATGCAAATAGTCACAAAAACCATTGTTGCTTTCTTTGTCTTAATATCAGAAGACGGGAAGACAATCCCAAACATATTATTGTTTGCGCAAGCAACCACTCTAAATGTGTTGAACTTATTATATTGTGCAACAGATAACATATTTTTCAAAAGCGTTGAAATGTCATTTATTGCTTGCCAGTATCTTGTTTTTGTTATCACCTCGATATTTTGCCATGTTTTAGGAGAAGCATTTTCTATTTTTGGTCTATATTCATCTAACAGGTTCCCAGCTCTTTCAAGCATGTTATCTTGAGCAAGCAATGCTTTTGTCTTTTCCATCATAACTTTTGCTGCCATTATAACACTTGGATCATTAAAGTCTAAGATCCGTGGTTTATCTAAATCCAAATCTTCAAGTGTCCTATCTTTGAACTCTTTGTGTCCTCCAATGCCTAGAAACTTCTTATAGAAATGGGCTCTGGAATATTTGTCATGGTCTATTATCTCATATTTGAACTGTTGCTCCCACAAAATTGTGCAGTCATCAATCTTTAAAGGTTCTATTCTTTGATCCTTTTTGTATATCTTTGCACGAGCATCTCTTTTCAGCTCATTACAAAACTTCTCATATTTTGGAACATTCTTTGAGAAATCCATAAGCCTGCCTATAGCCTGAAAGTTTTGAGCAAATTTATCAGTATCTTTTATATCCTGCAAGTGTTTTGATAGCTTTATTAACTTCTGAATATTGTCATTCGATGACTGTGGGTCATTAGGAGTCCATATCATGTGTATGGACGGTTTCTGTTTATTGACATCTTGGATGACTTCTCTTTCCTCATGCACTCTCTCTGTCATAATTTGCCAGCCTTGCTCAATTTCCATTTTTGTAGGCTTACTATAATTCCCATCTAGCATGAAGACATTATCAGATATTGACTTAACAAAATCATTGTAGTATTCTTCAGTTTTCTCTTTTAGGTGTACAAGGTTAGAATTCCACTTGTCAGCCTTACTTTCATAAGCATCATGGTTAAGAGTTTTGTTGAAGAGAGCTTCATGCCTAGCACCCATTGAATCAATAAATTCCCTATAAATAGGGTGATCATATAATTCTGGTGTATCCTCATTAACCCATGGTGCAGTTAATGTAAAATCACCATGGTCAACCATATCCTGAAACTCGTCATTGTCCTTGAATTTGTTCATTAAAAGTCTCCTCAAGTCAAAAAACCAGTTAAACGAGAGCCCTGGTGGTACCCTTCCAAAATAAGTTCTGAATTCATCAGATTTGATAATTATTTGCCCACTCATGGGGTTTGCACGTATAATTACAACCTCAAAGTCAACATCTTTAAAGACGTCAGAGAATGCGTTCATGTACTTGTTGTATGTCTCAATTGAACTTGTGTCGTCAGTAGAGACCTTAAAATCCAATATAAACATCTTGTCGCCAACTCTTACATAATTATCTGGCGTGTATTTGATATGCTCAACATCACCATAATAGAAATCTGGTATCATTTCTCCAATAATCTCAGTAGCTTTGACATCATTCCGGTATGTCAAGTTGTTAGCAAAGCAGAACTCTCTTGCGAAATAGTTATGTCTTTCATTATACAAATCTGACAGAATGTCCTTGGCAACAGTTGGCTCTTTAACTGCCCTAATTCTGCCATTGAAGCGCCTAATCATTTCTTGATCCATTTTTTCTCAAAGTGATTTATTAGT